ATGCTGGAACAAATGGGCATTGCCGCGAAGCAAGCCTCGTATAAATTAGCGCAACTCTCCAGCCGCGAAAAAAATCGCGTGCTGGAAAAAATCGCCGATGAACTGGAAGCACAAAGCGAAATCATCCTCAACGCTAACGCCCAGGATGTTGCTGACGCGCGTGCCAATGGCCTTGGCGAAGCGATGCTTGACCGTCTGGCACTGACGCCCGCACGGCTGAAAGGCATTGCCGATGATGTGCGCCAGGTGTGTAACCTCGCCGATCCGGTGGGGCAGGTAATCGATGGCAGCGTACTGGACAGCGGCCTGCGTCTTGAGCGTCGTCGCGTACCGCTGGGGGTTATTGGCGTGATTTATGAAGCGCGCCCGAACGTGACGGTTGATGTCGCTTCGCTGTGCCTGAAAACCGGTAATGCGGTGATCCTGCGCGGTGGCAAAGAAACGTGTCGCACTAACGCTGCAACGGTGGCGGTGATTCAGGACGCCCTGAAATCCTGCGGCTTACCGGCGGGTGCCGTGCAGGCGATTGATAATCCTGACCGTGCGCTGGTCAGTGAAATGCTGCGTATGGATAAATACATCGACATGCTGATCCCGCGTGGTGGCGCTGGTTTGCATAAACTGTGCCGTGAACAGTCGACAATCCCGGTGATCACAGGTGGTATAGGCGTATGCCATATTTACGTTGATGAAAGTGTAGAGATCGCTGAAGCATTAAAAGTGATCGTCAACGCGAAAACTCAGCGTCCGAGCACATGTAATACGGTTGAAACGTTGCTGGTGAATAAAAACATCGCCGATAGCTTCCTGCCCGCATTAAGCAAACAAATGGCGGAAAGCGGCGTGACATTACACGCAGATGCAGCTGCACTGGCGCAGTTGCAGGCAGGCCCTGCGAAGGTGGTTGCTGTTAAAGCCGAAGAGTATGACGATGAGTTTCTGTCATTAGATTTGAACGTCAAAATCGTCAGCGATCTTGACGATGCCATCGCCCATATTCGTGAACACGGCACACAACACTCCGATGCGATCCTGACCCGCGATATGCGCAACGCCCAGCGTTTTGTTAACGAAGTGGATTCGTCCGCTGTTTACGTTAACGCCTCTACGCGTTTTACCGACGGCGGCCAGTTTGGTCTGGGTGCGGAAGTGGCGGTAAGCACACAAAAACTCCACGCGCGTGGCCCAATGGGGCTGGAAGCACTGACCACTTACAAGTGGATCGGCATTGGTGATTACACCATTCGTGCGTAAATAAAACCGGGTGATGCAAAAGTAGCCATTTGATTCACAAGGCCATTGACGCATCGCCCGGTTAGTTTTAACCTTGTCCACCGTGATTCACGTTCGTGAACATGTCCTTTCAGGGCCGATATAGCTCAGTTGGTAGAGCAGCGCATTCGTAATGCGAAGGTCGTAGGTTCGACTCCTATTATCGGCACCATTTAAATCAATAAGTTACACATCATTAGTACCTTCCTTATTTTTTGACTGGGACAAATTTGGGACCGATGGGTTTAGGATCGAGTCTATTTGCCGTGCGTGTTCGGTAAGGTGATTAGGTGCAAGGTGAGCATATCGACGAACCATTTCGATAGACTCCCAGCCTCCCATTTCCTGTAACACTGACAACGGGACTCCGGCTTGAACCAGCCAACTTGCCCAGGTGTGTCTCAAGTCGTGAAATCTGAAATCATCAATACCAGCCCGTCTCAGCGCCGCTTTCCAGGCTGTGTTTGCGTCATACCGCATCTTCCTGACTGTTGGCGCTTTCGTTCCGTCTGGTTTGGTACAGCTTTCCTTGTACACAAATACCCAACGGTGATGATTCCCGATTTGTTTTTTCAATACGCGACATGCAGTATCATTCAGCGCAACGCCAATTGCGCGGTTTGATTTACTCTCTTCCGGGTTTATCCATGCCACCCGGCGCTGCATATCTATTTGTTGCCATTCAAGGTTGATGATGTTCGAGCGTCTTAGGCCTGTTGCCAGTGCAAATTCAACAACAGACTTTAATGGCTCCGGACATTCATCAATCAGCCTTTGTGCTTCATGGGGCTCCAGCCAGCGGATCCGTTTATTCTTTGGTTGGGGCACTTTAATAATTGGTGCCTTATCCAGCATTTTCCATTCACGCTCTGCGGCTCTTAGTAGGGCCTTTATAAATGAAAGATGCGTAGCCTTCGTTGCAACGGACGCTGGTTTTGGCGTGTATTCTGGAACAGGTTTCCCTTTTTTTCTGCATGCTTCTGCCCTGAGTTTCCAGTTTTCCTCATGACGCCGGTTCGTCATTTTCTGCATTGCTGAATAAATTTTTGATTCAGTAATGTCTCTTAGTTGCATTCCTGCGAAATGTTGAAGCCAGAATCCGATCCGGCTTTTGTCATCGTCCAGTGATTTTTTATGTGCTTTCTCTTCAAGCCACCTGACACACGCTTCCTCGAACGTTATATCAGGTATTTCACCAAGTTTGCTGACCCGCCATGCTTCAGCCTTTAGCTTGTCATGGAGTTCTGTCGCCTGCCTTTTGTCCTTTGTTCCAAGAGACTGTTTAAATCTTTTACCGTTCGGCAATGTGAAACTGGCGTACCATATTTCACCTCTGCGGAAGAGTGACATTTTCTTTCCTCTGTTATGCCATCACCCGCGCTCACCTGGACAGTATGCAGCGGAGACTGAAGAGCCGCAATGCAGGCTTGTCGTGTTGTGAGGTAAGGAGATTTATTCTTAGTGGGATCTTTGCGTGTTGCCTGAAGACGCCCTGTGCGTATCCAGTTAATGGCAGTCGGTCTGGATATCTTGAGAAAATGACAGGCCTCATCGAGTGTGAGGCTGTATGGCTCCATTATTTCACCTCTTGCTGTGACATTGTTGAAAAATGGATACCAGCTCGTTGCTGCCAGACGATCCAACCGAGAGTCATATCCCATGCCATGTATTCGTTATCGCCGTTTTTTGCTCTCCGACGATCTACTAAGTCACCGAAACGCTTTTCCATGAATAATTCATAAGCTTCGCGTTCATCTGGTTCTACTTCCAGAGATAGGAGTGCGATTTCATAAGCACGGCGCTCAATATCGTCTCGCACGTCAAGGCTGCTGATACGCTCTTTAATTTCTTTAATCAGTTCTTTGTCGGTAAAAGTGGTCATTATGCTCCAGCCTCCGGTGCTTTTGGCATTACTGCCCAGTGAGTGATATTGACGTTTTCAAGGTCCCCGACCTGAAATGTCCATTGCCATTCTCCGGTTTCTTTTTGTCCCCAGGTGTACCAGAGAGAACGCCAGCCAATTAGCCAGCCTTCTCCGTTAGCATCGAATAACAAAACACTTTCATTTGCTGGTGGCAGTTCAGTTGACACTGGTATTACTTTGTTTTCCTGTGCTGCACATTTAGCTTCAAGCGCATCGAATTTACGCACTAGGTATTCAGCATCTGTTTTATTTACTTTCAGATCTCGCGGTACACATCTCCCACGAAGAAACCCTTCCATTTCGAAAACATTCATGCGCATTTGCGTAACTCCGATAACTCGTTAAAGCGTTCCATAAACATCCCGTAGGCATGGCCCGGTGCCAGTGGAATCACGTTGAACATCTCTGTTGCCGGGATACCTTCCAGTACAGGCCAGAAAGAGCCATCATCAAGCCCGAGATCGCGGCGTTCGGTTGCCAGCATGATGAGATCGGCATATTTCACGGGCGTACTCATAACTGGGGGTAACCCGTATTTCTCACGGATTACGGCGTCTATTTTTTCTTCCATTTGTTTATAGTCAGGAAGAAGGCGTTTCAGTGGTGCGGGAATGTCCTGGCAATACGCTTCTGTTGCATCATGCATTAACGCTTCAAAAGCAAATTCCTGCGGCACCAGCTGGCTGCAAAGAACCGCATGTTGGGCGACGCTGTAGAAGTGCGAAAGATGACCGGCAAAGCGACAGATATTTGAAAGGGAAACCGCGATATCGTTAATATCGATGTCGTCTTTATTTATCCTGTCATAATAAAAATGCTTCCCGGAAAAAGTTTTAATAAATGACATTTTGTTCTCCACGTATATGCGCTGCACCGCGCTGAATTCTGGTAAAAAAAATCCCTCACCATCCGGCGATTATTGAGTAAATTACGTTTCCATAAATGCCCCCGCAGGGGCATTTGCAGTAATGAAATCAGGCGATGAAAGTACCAATAAAGGTTTCTACTTTGCTGTCCTTGAATTTCTCAACAAGCAGATCACGAAATTCGTTAGCCATTTCTTCCTGCACCGCCTCCAGCTGAATAATGCGCAGAACCAGTACAGGACGATCGCCAGTGATAATACTGAGGCGTAATTTAAACGGACGTTCTTTCAGACCTTCAAACGGAACGCATTTAAATTCAAATGCCACTGGCATAATGTCTTTGGTCTTCGCTTCGACAGACTCCATCAGGGAGCGTTTGCCGCTGAAGTCATTATCTTCAAAATCAGCGGTCTGGTTTGCTTCAATCGTGATTTTACGGACAGCCGCAGCCGCTTTTGTTGCCTGAATAGCGTCACCATTAGCATCAAAGCCCACAAGATAGTCGGCCCAGTCTTCAATCCATTCTGCTAGTGACTTCTGGGAGTTACGCTCGCCGTTAACAGACAACAGAGCAGAGAACGGGGCTGTCTTTTTCAGTTTGAGTGTGGCGGTGTTATCTGCGTGACCTGGTTCATCAATAGTACCCAGGTTAAGCACACTGACGGCACGCATATTATCAGCATCGATAAAGCAGCGGGTGCCTTCATCTGCAAGATCTTTAGAATAACGGGTAAAGTCATCGATGCTGGCAGTGGAAAGCGCACCACGGAAACGGAAGCGATTTAAATTAAATTTTTCCAGATCATGAATGCGGAAATTCTCAGGCAATGCCACAGCATCGGCACCAATCTTACTGATAATTTCATTAACACCCTGAGCAGAAATAAGGGCATGGATTTGATTAATTGCGGTTGCGTCTAAGTTCTGAGACATAATAAGTCCTCACTATATAAAGATATTCAGTGATGAGATAAATAATCAGTTAATTAAGAACGATATTAATGACCTGCTGCGCGAAGTTTTCCGTCAGGTTCACCGGCAAGAGTCAGTAATTGTCCCTGGTCTTCCTGCAGAATAGTCAGGCGACCACCGCGATTGACATACATCGGTGTTTCGGTGGTGTCTTCTTCAGAAATTTTCCCGCGGTTAGTCGGGCGAACATATGAGAGTTTGTGTTTGATTTTCACACGGTTCTCATCAAACGGTTCGATTTCCAGGTTGAGTGAGACCTTACCTTTGGTTTTCGTGTTCATCACACCGGAAGCGACTTCACTGAGAACTGCGCCGATTTTGGTTTCAAATACGCCGCCGTCCAGCTCCCCGATAAATGCCTGCACATCAGTACTGCGTTCGCTAGCCATTTTGCTGCTCCTCATCATATCGACCCTGTAAGGTCGGTTAGTTTCTCCACAAAACAGAGAAGAACACCTGCGGTGGCAGCCGCCCGGATGGATTGGGTTATGAGCCCGTCGTCCGGTGATGCTCTTCTCTGTTTTGTAAAAAGAGCGGTACCAGCCGGAAGCAAGGGTACAAACTGGTACCGCCAAAGCAGTGGCTGTTGTGGTGGGGTTGTCACTCAGGCGTATGGTCAACCTGACAATCCGGTGTCCTCAACGGGGAAAGAGTAACCCCGCCATACTTACCGCCGCGCCATTTCGCGGATTACCACAACGCTGAGAGCACTTAGCCAGTTACGGCACCACACTTTGTCGCGGCTCCATAAATGCCCTCATCGTTGCACCCTGGTCTCTTCCCAGGCGTCAAACCGAATCGCCACGCTGGTTAGGCGTCTTATCAGCATCATCATTGACTTGCACATTCCGGCTACCTGGTTTGTTTGCCCGAGCAAGGAGTGGATTGTCCCCTTTAACGTCCCCAGACCGCTAACGACGCATGTGCCATACGCCGTGTTACAACCAAATTTTGTTAGTACCTTGTTTGTCTGGAAAGAAAGATAAAATGAAGTTGCGCATTATGCAAGTGTTTTTGTTGCGAGATATGCAATTTAAAGGGTAATGAAAAGCCACCTTTGGGTGGCTAATTGATGAGGAGGTAAGGGTTAATTGTGTCGCTTAAGGGTTTGTGACTGGCTGATTAAGACCTTTCCAAAGACCATAAACCGGTGTTCATTTTCGCTGGTAATTCCCCATTCACGGTAAATCTGGTTATCAGAAATCACCAGTAGTTTGTCAGGTATCATTTGCAGTCGTTTGACATAAATTTTATCATCAAAACCAAATACATAGATACCATCTCCATCAAACTGATTGATACTGACATCAACGAAGATGAGATCTCCTGGCTCAATGGTTGGACACATACTGTCCCCACGAACGTTGATAACTTTAATGTGATTGGCTGGCCGTCCGCCAAACATCGATACAGCATTATCAGTTCTGTATTCAATGGCATGAATCACATCAATGACATCACCGCCCTGGATAAGGCCATTTCCCGCACTGGCACTGACATCCAGCATTTCAATACGGAATACATCCTTCACCTGCGCAACATCCTCACTAATACTGTTTTTACATACAGTATTACTTTTGAAGTCTGAGGTAAAGAGATCAGCAATATCAACACCTAAGCTCTTGGCAATATTACTCAGGGCTTGTTCAGTGAATTGTTTCTGCTTACCTGTTTCCAGGCGTGAGATATTCGCCGCATCCACTCCTATTGCTTCAGCGAGATCGGCGATTTTCATGTTCTTCGCCTGGCGAAGTTGTCTGACTCGTTTTCCTATGTTCATGCGTTTATTACATTTCTTTATTGCGCGTTAAGCAAATCAACTTGCGCAAAATATTTGCGTGAAATAATATGCTCATCACGCAATATGTGGAGGTCATATGCAATCACCATTACGGAATGTGCGTAAGGCGCACGGATTTACTTTGCAGCATGTTGCTGCTGGCGTTCAGGTCAATCCAGCGACGCTGAGTCGTATTGAAAGACTGGAACAAATTCCATCTATCGATCTTGCAGAACGTCTGGCCAATTTTTTTAAGGGTGAAATCAGCGAAATGCAGATTCTTTATCCGGCACGTTTTCAATCTAGCCAAAACCAGAATGGGTTTAAACCACAGGAACAGGAGGTAAGCCGTGGGTAATCATCACTGGAAAGTGGAAAAACAGCCTGAGTGGTACGTGAAAGCTGTCAGAAAAACTATCGCGGCGTTGCCGGGGGGTTACGCTGAAGCTGCTGAGTGGCTGGATGTAACAGAGAACGCATTATTTAACCGCCTTCGTGCCGATGGCGATCAGATTTTCCCGCTGGGATGGGCAATGATTTTACAACGTGCTGGTGGCACTCACTTCATTGCTGACGCTGTGGCGCAGTCTGCAAATGGCGTCTTTGTGTCTCTTTCTGACGTCGAGGATGTGGACAATGCCGATATTAACCAGCGTTTACTGGAAGTCATTGAACAGATCGGCAGTTATTCAAAACAGATTCGTTCGGCAATCGAAGACGGTGTAGTGGAACCGCATGAGAAGACAGCAATTAACGACGAGCTGTACCTCTCAATTTCGAAGCTGCAGGAGCATGCAGCACTTGTCTACAAAATTTTTTGCGTTTCAGAAAGTAATGACGCCCGCGAGTGTGCAGCTCCGGGCGTCGTGGCGTCGATTGCTTCTGGTTGTGGAGAAACTAACGCATGAACAGTTTAACAACACACTACCGTCGCTCGCAACTGATTGCGCTTCCTGTACCGGGTGGAAAAGCGAAGGTGGAGTATTGCTATGCAGTAAATGTACCAGGTGACAGGGAAATTGTAACCCACAGCTTTGCAGAGTGGGCTGTGGGGGATTTCAACCGGCAGAAGGAGACAGTCCTTTGCGACAAGTTAACCGCTGGTTCAAAGATCACTACGGAGTGCCCGTCAGAGTCATTCGTTGGGAACCGGAAACACAACGGGTTATCTACCTCCGCGAAGGCTATGAGCATGAGTGCTTCAGTCCGCTCGAACAGTTTCGTCGTAAATTCAGGGAAATAGAGGTCGGTCATGAGCACTAAATTAACCGGCTATGTATGGGATGGTTGCGCAGCGTCAGGCATGAAATTATCCAGCGTGGCAATTATGGCCCGCCTGGCTGATTTCAGTAATGACGAAGGTGTGTGCTGGCCATCAATTGAAACCATTGCCCGCCAGATTGGCGCGGGGATGAGTACCGTCAGAACGGCTATCGCACGGCTGGAAGCAGAAGGCTGGTTAACGCGTAAGGCGCGTCGCCAGGGTAACCGCAATGCGTCGAATGTTTATCAGCTTAACGTTGCGAAGCTTCAGGCAGCGGCATTTTCTCAACTGTCAGATTCTGACCCGTCAAAATCTGACGCATCAAAATCTGACCCGTCAAAATCTGACGCATCAAAATCTGACCCGTCAAAATTTGATGCGTCGAAATCTGGCAAAAAAGCGGGTTTTCACCCGTCAGAATCTGGCGGGGATCCGTCAGTAAAATCAAAACATGATCCGTCAGATAAAAAACCTTCTCGTCCGGACGCTTCGCAACCGGACACGCAGACGGCTGAACAGGATTTTTTAACTCGCCATCCTGATGCGGTTGTATTCAGCCCTAAAAAGCGCCAGTGGGGAACGCAGGATGATTTGACCTGCGCACAGTGGCTCTGGAAAAAAATCATTGCCCTGTACGAGCAGGCCGCCGAATGTGACGGCGAGGTGGTTCGTCCCAAAGAACCGAACTGGACAGCATGGGCAAACGAAATTCGCCTGATGTGTGTGCAGGATGGTCGTACTCACAAACAAATCTGCGAGATGTACAGCCGCGTCAGCCGCGATCCGTTCTGGTGCCGTAACGTGCTCAGCCCGTCGAAGTTGCGGGAAAAATGGGATGAGCTTTCCCTGCGCTTATCGCCGTCCGTCAGCACGCAAACAGAAAAACGTGAAGACCCGTACTTCAAAGCCAGTTACGACAACGTGGACTACAGCCAGATCCCGGCAGGATTCAGGGGGGGATCATGAGTCTTTTGAATGACGTTCAGAAATTCATTGAAGCCCATCCGGGCTGTACTTCCGGAGACATTGCAGATGCTTTTGCTGGTTACTCACGGCAGCGCGTTCTGCAGTCAGCAAGCAAGTTACGTCAGAGTGGGCGTGTGGCTCACCGTTGTGAAGGAGATACACGCAGACATTTCCCGCGCCTGACTGAGAGAGCGCAGGAGCCGGAACCACAATCGGTTCGTGAAACCAGACCTGTGCGCAATTTCTATGTCGGCACTAACGACCCCCGGGGGATTTTGTGCCTGACCCGCCAGGCTGAAGAACTGGAGTCCAGGGGCTTATTCCGTCGAGCTGCAACGGTGTGGATGGCGGCATTCCGTGAAAGCCACTCCCAGCCAGAACGAAACAATTTTCTGGCGCATCGTGAGCGGTGCTTACGGAAAAGCAGCAAGCGCGCTGCATCGGGTGAAGAGTGGTATCTGTCAGGGAATTACGTGGGGGCTTAATGAGTAATAAATATTGCCAGGCGCTGGTGGAGCTGCGGAACAAACCAGCCCATGAACTGAAGGAAGTGGGCGATCAGTGGCGCACGCCGGACAACATTTTCTGGGGAATTAACACCCTGTTTGGCCCGTTTGTTCTGGATCTGTTTACTGATGGTGATAACGCCAAATGTGCCGCGTATTACACGGCGGAAGACAACGCGCTGGCGCATGACTGGTCAGAACGTCTTGCGGAGCTTAACGGTGCTGCCTTTGGTAATCCCCCGTACAGCCGCGCCAGTCAGCATGAGGGGCAATACATCACCGGCATGCGTTACATCATGAAACATGCCAGTGCTATGCGTGATAAAGGCGGGCGCTATGTTTTCCTGATCAAAGCTGCCACCAGCGAAGTGTGGTGGCCGGAAGATGCAGATCATATTGCTTTTATTCGCGGGCGTATCGGTTTTGAACTGCCTGCCTGGTTTATCCCGAAGGATGAGAAGCAGGTGCCGACAGGAGCTTTCTTCGCTGGTGCTATTGCTGTTTTCGACAAGACCTGGAAGGGACCGGCAATCAGCTACATCGGGCGCGATGAACTTGAGGCATGTGGTGAGGCCTTTCTGGCGCAGGTTCGCCAGCAGGCAGAAAAACTGGTCAGGGAGATGGTGGCATGACGACGTTAACTCAATGCCAGCAGCAGGTGCTGGATATGCTGATTTCTTATCAGAAAGAACGTGGCTTCCCGCCAACCAATCAGGAGGTGGCAACCATGCTGGGATACCGTTCGGTGAATGCAGCGGTGGAGCATCTTCGCGCACTGGAGAAAAAAGGCGTCATCACGATAAAGCGTGGTGTGGCCCGGGGGATAACGCTTCATACCGCGGTCAAGGACGACGACAGCGAGGCGGTCGGGATTATCCGCTCACTGCTTGCCGGTGAGGAAAACGCCAGGCTGCGTGCAGCCCACTGGTTACATGAGAGGGGTCTGAAAGTATGAAGCTGATCCTGCCTTTCCCGCCCAGCGTGAACACGTACTGGCGACACCCCAACAAAGGGGCGTTTGCAGGTAAGAGCCTGATAAGCGCGGCGGGGCGCAAATTCCAGAGCGCGGCGTGTGCAGCAATAGTTGAGCAGTTACGTCGTCTGCCAAAACCAACGTCGGCACCTGCTTCAGTGGAGATCGTGTTGTTTCCTCCGGATAACCGGATCCGCGATCTGGACAACTATAACAAGGCGCTGTTTGACGCCCTGACCCACGCGGGTGTGTGGGAAGACGACAGCCAGGTGAAAAGAATGCTGGTGGAGTGGGGACCGGTTATCCCGGAAGGGAAGGTCGAGATCACTATCAGTAAGTACGAGAAAACGGCGGGTGCAGCCGCCTGATCAAGAGGAGAAACGAAATATGAATAATCTGATGGTCATTGATGGTATTGAAGTTCGTCGTGATGCTTATGGGCGTTACAGCCTGAACGATCTGCACAGGGCTGCTGGTTCTCTGGATAAGCATAAGCCTGCATTCTGGCTCCGCAATGAGCAAACCGAACGTTTAATAAGCGAGTTGCAGATTTGCAACTCGGTCAATATAGAGCCAGTTAACGTTAGTCGTGGCGGAAATAACCAGGGGACGTATGTCTGCAAAGAACTGGTGTATGCCTATGCAATGTGGATCAGCCCGTCATTCCATCTGAAGGTGATCCGTACTTTCGATATGGTAACCAGCGCACCGGAAAAATTATCCGGGCAGGCTGCTGACAAGATGCAGGCTGGCGTGATTCTGCTGGACTTTATGCGCCGGGAGTTAAACCTGTCTAACTCATCTGTGCTTGGGGCCTGTCAGAAACTCCAGGAGGCTGTTGGCTTACCGAATCTGGCACCACGCTATGCCATTGATGCTCCTGCAGACGCGCCTGATGGCTCAAGTCGCCCTACGCTGTCGCTGAGTGCACTGCTGAAACAGTATGGTATCCGCCTAACAGCTAATCAGGCATATCACCAGATGGCGAAGCTGGGGATCGTCGAGCAGCGCGAACGATACAGCCGTACCGCGATTAACAACATCAAAAAATTCTGGTCGCTGACAGCGAAAGGCTGCATGTTCGGCAAGAACATCACCAGTCCCGCAAATCCGCGCGAGACGCAGCCGCATTTCTTCGAATCCCGATTCCCTGAGCTGTTAAAGCTGCTCGATACCGTTCATTGAGGTGACCGTGAGAGCACTACTGACCCCTGAAATTGCCCCGCGTATGGGGATCGTATTGTTCAGACCAGGTTCAGAGCTGATGCCCCTGTTTATGCAGGGGCGTGTCCTGCTGGAGCCTGAGCCGGAACGTTATTCATCTTTCGCCAGTGGTGCTGTTCCGGCGGCATCACAACCGCTGGCGGATGATCCTGCCGTTCGGGCCGTGTTCCGCAATGAGGCAGTGATCCGTCGTGCTGGTGGCGTGGAATGTCTTGAAAGCTGGTTACTTCGTGAAAAAGGCTGCCAGTGGCCTCATTCCGACTGGCACAGCGAGAACATGACCACAATGCGTCACGCGCCGGGCGCAATCTGTCTGTGCTGGCACTGCGATAACCAGCTGCGCGATCAGTTCACGGAACGGCTGGAATCAATGGCAACGGATAACTGTGCCCGCTGGGTGTTGTCTGTCGTGCGTCGGGATCTCGGTTTTGATGATAGTCACGTTGTGACAATGCCGGAACTGTGCTGGTGGCTGGTTCGTAATGATCTGGCGGATGCCTTACCTGAAAGTGCAGCCCGTAAGGCACTGAGATTACCGAAGCCTGTTGTGCCGTCTGTCACCCGGGAGAGTGACCTTGTTCCTTCGGTTCCGGCCACCAGCATCATCCAGAATAAAGCGAAAAAGGTGCTGGCGCTGAAAGTGGATCCGGAGTCGCCGGAGTCTTTTATGTTACGCCCAAAACGTCGCCGCTGGGTTAACGAAAAGTACACGCGCTGGGTTAAGACGCAGCCGTGTGCATGTTGTGGAAAGCCTGCTGATGATCCCCACCACCTGATAGGCCACGGTCAGGGTGGAATAGGTACAAAAGCGCATGACCTCTTCGTGCTGCCTTTGTGCAGAAAGCATCACGACGAGCTGCATGCGGATACCGTGGCATTTGAAGAGAAGTATGGCTCCCAGTTGGAGCTGATATTTCGTTTTATCGATCGCGCGCTGGCAACTGGCGTGCTGGCCTGATTTTGTGGAGAAAGTTGATGCGTGATATTCAGATGGTTCTGGATCGTTGGGGTGCATGGGCGGCGAGTGATAGTTCTGGGGTAGACTATTCGCCTATAGCTGCTGGGTTTAAAGGGCTTCTTCCCTATACAAGCAAAACACGTCAGGCTTGTTCAGATAGTGATGCATTAATTATTGAAGGTTGTCTTGCTCGTCTAAAGCAAAAAAGACCTGAAGAACACTCGCTTCTTGTTGCCCATTACCTATACGGTATCTCTAAAAGAAAGCTCGCTAAAGCTCGCAAAAAGGATGAGAAAATAATACGCATTGAGATACAGATGGCTGAGGGATTTATAGAAGGTTGTCTAGCTATTCTAAATGTTAGCTTAGATATGGATTAATATCTTGGTTTGGATAAGCAGGTGTGCTTGCACCTGCTTAATATTATATGTGGGGTAATATCCAGTTTATTTTCCTCCAGGTACTTGCAAATGAAACTATTGATACGATCAGGGTCGAGAAACCATATAAGGTTAGGGCGAAATCAAGTCTTACAGAGGTAATGGTGATTTTTTCATTTATAAACATTGCTATCAGCGGGAAAATACATGCTAATATTAAGGTAACTCCCGTAGATAACAGGTTATGAATAATTTTAGGTAAAATCTTGTTTTGTTTTAAAGCAAAAATAATTCCATCAGTACTTGAACTTGCAGAACTGAAGATGGAAATAGCGGCCAATACAAAACCAAACAAAATGCCTGCCACCGTAGATAACACTCCGGCTGTACTTAAGATATCAGAGTGAGCCATAGGCGCTAGGTATTTCCCAAGCACCCAAGCTAACAGCCCACTGATAACTATGTTAATTAAAACTTTAATAAGCATAATCATCATCCTTAAAAATAAGATCAGATTTCATATTGCTTTAAATACTGACCATGTTCAATTTTAGCACTGATCAAGGCAGTACGCACATCTGTTTCTTTTGCGTAGCCATCTTTTGTGTTAATGTTTTTTTCACTGATCAGAACTTGATTGAGAAGACTCCTTGAATGAGTATTTTTAGGTTCAGTGACATTAGCTTTACGTAATAAGTGAGGAACTTTTTCTATTAATTCCTTTATTCCACTTTTTACTTCATCACTGAGATAACCACGGATTAATTTACGTTGCGATGCTCTACCTCTAAGTGATAGTTTTAAATGCGAACCGCCCATCCCAGCCATCATTTCAATCATACTTTTGGAAAATGAATTCGAAAGGTCATAATCCGTTGCGCTAAAATTACGTGGAGCGGCGAGTGTAATTTCACAGCTACGTAAAGTGCTTCCTGTTTCAAGTAGTTCTTTTACACTTTCTTTTTTCCAAATTGCCTCAAACGCTACAGGTTTGTTTTCTTCAGAAAAATTGAATAAAAGAAATGCTAAATCGGAAACTTTAGGTCCTAAATGATTTTGAGATAAAACAAGAATGTCTTTCTTATAGTAGTAAATAAAATAAGTGCGTTCGACTATATATTTTTTATCATCTAACGGAATATTGTGCTCATCCCAATTTTCATCACCAATATAAGGTAAGTGGAAACCATCACGAGAGCATGATAGATAACCAAAATAGAACTCCGCCTGTGCGTCTTTTTCTAAGAATACAATCTTTAATTTTTTCTTATCAAACTCAGCGGTATAAGAATTTTGCGAAGGTGTAACAATGGTTGTATACATGTTGTCAAATGCAAGTTGTGCATTTGATGTAGTTGACTTCGTTCCTGAGGAGCTTTGGAAGAAACCGATACGCATTTTTTTTTGTTTAGTTAGTGGCGCGGAAGTGGCTGTAGTAGTCATTAAAATTACCCTTTATTATCCTTTTGAATCAATGGGTTGTGATTTGTTAATGATCCTAGGTTCGTTGCATATGCATAATCTATCAAAAAAAACTTACGCGGTCCGCATATTCTCGTTTACTGTGTTAAGAGTGGTTACTTCGCCACACAACTTAAACCCGCCGCTGAGCGGTTTTTTTGTACCTGTAAACCTTGTGCAGTACAGTAAACACGCTGGTGGTCGTGAATACTGGCTTTTTATCTTGCTGGCTTTTTAGACAAGAGTTATTGGTATGTCATGTTAACCAGAAGGGAAAAGACATGCTAAAACAGCAAGATATGACAGAAACCGCCGCCGCAGTCCTTCATTTCTTACCTGCTGACAAGTGGGTAACGCCACGCATGATGACGAGAACTACCGGAGTAAGCGAAGCCAGGTGCCAGTTAATACTGACTCAGTTAGTTCTGGCGGGTCTGGCGAAGGATAACGGCGGGTACGGGAATAAATTCAGACGCTGCCAGTAATGGCGGTTTCCTGCTGTGAAAATGGGCGGCTGGTGGGTGTTGGTAGCACCTGCCAGCCATTCGCTCATGCTTACTGGTCACAAGCGAACCACGGCCCACTGCTTTAGCGCAAAAGCAGAGTGAGCCTACCAGAGTTACGCTTACTGATCCATGAAAAATACTGTAAAAATAAACAGTGTTGATTTAATCAACGCTGATTGCCTGCATTTTATTCAGTCCCTGCCTGATGATTCCATTGACCTGATTGTTACCGATCCGCCTTACTTCAAGGTGAAACCTAACGGTTGGGACAATCAGTGGAAAGGGGACGAAGATTACCTTAAGTGGCTGGACCACTGTCTGGCCCAGTTCTGGCGGGTGTTAAAACCTGCCGGAAGCCTTTACCTGTTCTGTGGGCATCGCCTGGCATCTGATATTGAGATCATGATGCGTGAACGTTTCAACGTGCTTAACCATATCATCTGGGCGAAGCCGTCCGGACGTTGGAATGGGTGTAATAAAGAAAGTCTGCGCGCATATTTTCCTGCCACAGAGCGCGTTCTGTTTGCTGAACATTACCAGGGGCCATATCGCGGCAAAAGTGACGGCTATGCGGCAAAAGAAAGGGAACTCAAACAGCACATAATGGCACCGCTGATATCGTATTTCAGGGATGCTCGTGCCGAACTGGGTATAACGGCAAAACAAATTGCCGAAGCCACAGGTAAGAAAAATATGGTTTCCCACTGGTTTGGTGCCAGTCAGTGGCAGTTGCCGAATGAGGCTGACTATCGGAAGTTACAGGCACTGTTTTCCCGTATAGCGGCAGAGAAGTTTCAGGAACAACAACTGGAACAACCACACCACCAGCTGGTGGCATCTTATGATTCACTGAATCGCAAATATTCTGAATTGCTGGATGAGTTTAAATCTCTCCGGCGCTATTTCTCCGTATCAGTCTCCGTGCCTTATACCGATGTCTGGATGCATAAACCCGTTCAGTTCTACCCGGGTAAACATCCGTGTGAGAAACCTGCGGATATGCTCCGGCAAATAATCAATGCCAGTAGTCGACCTGGTGATCTGGTTGCTGATTTTTTTATGGGATCCGGTTCCACAATAAAAGCAGCAATGGCGCTGGGGCGTCGGGCCTTAGGTGTTGAGCTTGAGTCAGAGCGGTTTAACCAGACAGTGAAAGAGATAAACGAGCTGGTGGGGAAATAATCTGGTGGCCACGTAGGTGGCCTTTTTATTTCCATTACACAGCACCCGCATCTGCGAGGTGGGGTTATGAAATCCATGGATAAGTTAACAACGGGTGTCGCCTATGGCACCTCAGCAGGTAGTGCCGGGTACTGGTTTTTACAGTTGCTCGATAAAGTCACGCCCTCACAGTGGGCGGCAATAGGTGTGCTGGGTAGTCTGGTATTTGGCTTGCTGACGTATCTGACAAACCTTTATTTCAAGATTAAAGAAGACAAGCGTAAGGCTGCACGGGGAGAGTAATTCAATGACTCAAAAATATGAACTGATTGTGAAAGGGATCCGCAATTTTGAGAATAAAGTTACGGTAACTTTAGCGTTACGGGACAAAGAACGCTTTGACGGTGAAATTTTTGACCTGGACATCTCGCTGGACCGTGTTGAAGGTGCCGCGCTGGAGTTTTATGAGGCAGCAGCCAGAAGGAGCATCAGACAGGTCTTCCTGGATGTTGCTGCCGGGTTATGTGAAGGGGATGAGCTGTCGCCGGAAAAGCGCCCCATAATTTTAGAGGCGCAGAATGTGTGGATAACCTACAAAGGAAAGCTACCGGGAAGAATTACTGGTTCTCTGAAGACTCCGCCGAAATGGTAATTTCACCAGCATATTTTTCTTCCAGTAATACCGCCAGCCACTTGAAAGAATTTTGTTGTTGCTGGGACCATTTGGGGTTGAGTGATTCAAGCTGGAGCGATGCCAGTGTTGGTTGCATTTGTTCCTTGGGAATTGAGAATGCCAGATATGAAAATGCGACAGTAAGGGCATTTACATCATCCCGAAGCTTGGAAATGCAGTCGAGCAACTCCTGTAGAGAAATGGTGCTATTGTCCATAAACAATCCTCTCTATTGTATTTAACTATTCCTTGCCTGATTCAACAGGCCGGGACAGATAAACATATCCAGGGTTCAGAAACCGATAAATCCTGATAAATATCCATGAACGTAAAAATCAGATACGGCCTGTCGGCTGCCGTTCTGGCACTGATTGCCGTCGGTGCGCCTGCGCCTGATATTCTCGACCAGTTTCTGAATGAAAAAGAAGGTAACCACACAACGGCATACCGCGATGGTTCCGGCATCTGGACCATCTGTCGGGGTGCCACGGTGGTGGATGGAAAACCCGTTTTTCCCGGTATGAAACTGTCGAAGGAAAAATGCGACCAGGTTAACGCCATTGAACGGGATAAGGCGCTGGCATGGGTGGAGCGCAATATTAAAGTGCCACTGACCGAACCACAGAAAGCGGGTATAGCGTCATTTTGTCCCTATAACATTGGCCCCGGTAAGTGTTTCCCGTCGACGTTTTATAAGCGGCTGAATGCCGATGATCGTAAGGGGGCATGCGAGGCGATTCGCTGGTGGATAAAAGATGGTGGGCGTGATTGCCGCCTGACAAAAGGGCAGAAGAATGGCTGTTATGGGCAGGTCGAGCGGCGCGATCAGGAAAGCGCACTGGCGTGCTGGGGGCTGGAGCAATGAAAATTAATCCGGATCTTATAGGCGTTGTCGTTATTGCTGGCCTTTCGGTCGCTCTCGTCAAGAGTTGCTCTCACGCCAGTAATCTTCAGAGCGATAACGACGTTCTGCGAAGTGACAACTCTATGCTGGGGCAGGTAATCGCCACCCAGGCATTCAACTTCAATCGATTCAATCAGGTTGCAGAACATGCCAACAGTCTTAACTCCCTGATCGACACCAGCACCGAAAAAACCGTAATCGAATACCGGGAGATTCTCCGCCGTGAAAAAACCTGTGATCTGCCTGTTCCTGCTGATATCGCTGGTGGGTTGCTCGAATACACGTACCGTTTACGTGCCAGCGCCATGCACACCGATACCGGCAGACCTAATGAAGCCTATGATCGTACCGCTACCACCAGCTCAATGACCTACTGCCAAGCTGTCTTGTGGATTAAGCCGCTACTGGCGTTGATAGAAAAAGGAAATAATAATTTTTCGAGTATTCGTGAAATTGATGAGTTGCGTTACAGACCATCTGAGCATGGCCAGTAAGGTTGCAGGAAATTTAAAATCTGGCGATGAAATTTAATATTAGAAATTCATTGCCTAGTGAGATTAATAATGGGCATCCCTTTGTGACGATAAGCTTTAACACATTCACAAAGGGATATTTAATATAGGGTGGTTAATTCCCACTTGCTGTGGTGTTTAGGGGGTAATTCAAATCTTATCTAACTCATTATAGGCTTCGATAATAAAAATTCTGATTTTAATAAGGCATGATTCAATGAAAGGAATTACTTCATGGTCATTCCCATGGAATCTTATTTTTTTCTCTTCGGTAATGACTATGTTTAAAGGTACACCATTACCACTTCTTTGTAATTTCCCATTTTCGAAAGTAAAGTCTTCTAATTTTTTGCCATTGATGTGGTTGTTTTTAAAGAGAATTTTTGCTGAGCTTCCTGCTGTGATTAAACCAAAACCATCTACGCTCACACTTAGGTCTTTAACAGAACTCTCTTCTCTTAAGGGGATTGGTTGTCTGTGCTTTACTTCATTAGTGAGATTACACATCATTTCCAACCAAGATTCGCCAGTGTGATAATCCTGTATAGAAGTAAAAATTTTATATAATGGAGAAGATGATGGTGGGTTTATTTTTAGCGTCTTTGAGAAAAATTTATCAATAAACTCTCTTTTTCCGTAAGGGAAATATATTTTGGGGCGCTCATCATTACTGCGTGGAGAAATATATTTATCATAGGTATCATTAGCGAGATACTCTAAGGAACTTCGTAAGTTTTCCAAAATAGCTTTGACTTTTACAGGCTTGATATGCTGTGTCTGTCTCATTATGTCAAGACTTTCTTCAACTTCTTGCAATAAGTCCAACGAGCCTTCTCTAGACATACAGGTAATTCTCCTTTATGAATTTTCAACATGTTATAACTAATAATATATTTATCATATAACTGTATGAATAAATTGTGAGATTAGTAATGCAAGTTTCTATCCATAGTGTTCTCTAAGTACCCGCTTCCATCATGTTGTTACGGACGGTATGGCTAAAACAAAGCACCTGAAGTTAAACGTTCTGAACTTTATGCTCGTTGAGCATATGAATTATCTGTAACCCGATGCGCTGGTTGTGGTTCACATTGATGGTCGTAATCAGCAGCGGTGGTGCCTGATGGCATGCAACTTCTTACTTATAAAACTTCGTATGGAATTGTTGCCATAACGAGCCCAGCTTAGCAGTTTTTAATGGGTCCTCCCGGCAGTGTGTCCTGCCACGGGGCGGGAGCGTCGCGGAAAAAGGCTAGTTTTTGAAATTTCATTCGTCATCACCACTACTGTAATGTATTGATATTACAGTGGTTTTATTTTTGTGGTGTCGATTTTGATTGTTTTTTGTTCATCACTAACACCGTTTGCCTAAAGTTGTTCGCAAGATGCATGTTTAAAACATTCTGGAGCGGGTATGGATCGAGAGTTAAAAAATCTGACGCTGAATATCAGTCAACTGGCGGCACTGTCAGGTGTACATCGCCAGACTGCTGCGGCAAGGCTGCAAAATCTACCCGTTGCAGGGGGGCATGAAAGCAACCTCAAGCTTTATCGGGTGGTTGATATTGTGTCGGCATTTCTGGCATTACCACCGCCGGTTGCAGAAGGCGAAATGGACGCGCATGAGCGCAAAGCCTGGTATCAGTCTGAACGTGAGCGTCTTAAGTTCGAACAGGAAACGGCACAACTCATTCCGGCCAGTGATGTCAGACGGGAGTTTGCCATCTGGGCAAAAGCGGTCGTGCAGGTGCTGGAGACATTACCGGATATTCTTGAACGTGACTGCGGTCTGCAGCCTGCCGCTGTGAGCCGTGTTCAGTCCATTATTGATGATCTGCGCGATCAGATAGCCCTGCGGGTGACCGAAGCAGGTGCGGATGATGAGGAGGAATTACAGCGGGAGGAGTAATGCTGAATCAGGAAACCGCAAAGGCAGCACGAACCGATTCAGGTTATATCCTTCGCGCACCGAGACGAATGCGGGTTGCTGATGCCGTTGCTCAGTATATGCGGGTGCCCATGGGGGCAGGGAACTCAGTCCCGTGGGATCCGCTGGTGGCACCGTATGTTATTGAGCCGATGAACTGCCTGGCCTCGCGTGAATACGACGCAGTGATATTTGTTGGCCCGGCACGAACCGGCAAGACTATCGGCCTGATTGACGGCTGGGTGATTTACAACGTGATTTGCGATCCTGCTGATATGCTGATCATACAGATGACGGAGGAAAAAGCCCGCGAACACTCCAAAAAACGACTCGCCAGAACGTTTCGCGTCAGCCCGGAAGTGGTCAGTCGCCTGAGTCCGAACAAAAATGACAACAACGTTTATGACAGAACATTCCTTGCTGGTAACTACCTGAAAATCGGCTGGCCGTCAGTCAATATCATGTCCTCATCAGATTATAAATGCGTCGCGCTGACGGATTATGACCGTTTTCCGGAAGATATTGATGGCGAGGGGGATGCTTTCTCTCTTGCCTCAAAACGTACCACAACATTTATGTCCAGTGGTATGACGCTTGTGGAGAGTTCCCCCGGCAGGGATGTGAAGGATGTGAAATGGCGACGGACTTCACCGCATGAGGCTCCACCAACCACGGGGATACTGTCGCTCTATAACCGTGGCGATCGCCGTCGCTGGTACTGGCCTTGTCCACACTGTGGTGAGTATTTTCAGCCCTGCGGCGATGTGGTTGCTGGTTTCCGTGATATTGCCGATCCCGTGCTGGCAAGTGAGGCGGCTTATATTCAGTGTCCTTCCTGTTCAGGACGGATTATGCCTGAACAAAAACGTGAGCTGAACGGACGTGGGGTCTGGTTGCGGGATGGTGAATCCATCAATGCGGATGGCAGTCGTTATGGTGATCCCCGACGCTCACGTATTGCGTCATTCTGGATGGAGGGTCCGGCAGCTGCTTACCAGACACTCTCGCAACTCGTTTACAAACTGCTTACTGCAGAACAGGAATACGAGACAACCGGAAGTGAAGAAACACTCAAGACGGTTATCAATACCGACTGGGGATTACCTTATCTTCCCCGCGCCAGCATGGAGCAACGAAAAAGTGAACTGCTTGAGCAGCGGGCAGAGCCAGTTCCTTCCCGCAGTGTGCCGGATGGCGTTAATTTCCTTGTGGCGACAGTGGATGTGCAGGCGGGACGTCATCGCCGTTTTGTGGTTCAGGTAACGGGCTATGGCAGCCGTGGCGAACGCTGGATTATTGATCGTTACAACATCACGCAGTCATTGCGCGGTGACAGCGACGGGGAGAGCCAGCGAATTGATCCGGCCAGCTATCCGGAAGACTGGGATGTCCTGCTGACGGATGTTTTTCATAAAAGCTGGCCGCTGGCCTCCGATCCTTCTCAACAAATGCGACTGATGGCAATGGCGGTGGACTCCGGCGGTGAAGACGGGGTCACTGATAATGCCTATAAATTCTGGCGTCGTTGCCGTCGTGATGGCCTTGGTAAACGTATTTACCTGTTTAAGGGCGACAGCATCCGGCGCGCAAAACTGATCACCCGTACATTCCCTGATAACACCGGACGAACGGGCCGACGGGCGCAGGCCGCAGGTGATGTGCCGCTCTGGCTTCTTCAGACGGATGCACTGAAAGACCGGGTGAATAACGCGTTATGGCGTGACTCGCCAGGTCCCGGCTATGTGCATTTCCCTGACTGGCTGGGGAGTTGGTTTTACGACGAACTGACGTATGAAGAGCGGAGCAGTGACGGGAAATGGAGTAAGCCAGGTCGCGGTGCCAACGAAGCTTTTGACCTGATGGTGTATGCCGAGGCTCTGGTCATTCTGCATGGATACGAAAAGATCCGCTGGCCGGATGCACCGGAGTGGGCGAGCCGGGAAACCTGGCTGGAGTGTGTCCCGGACAGTACCGAACCGTCACCCACACCGGAACCGGTATCCACGCCTGTTAAAAAACAAAAACGGAAGAAAACAGTAACTGACGATGTTAACCCCTGGCTGACTTCCGGAGGATGGTTATGAACCAGAATGATATCGAAGCCATGATTCAGCGTTATACGGAAGCTGAAATGGCGGTGCTGGACGGAAAATCCGTCACCTTTAATGGTCAGCAGATGACCATGGAAAACTTATCTGAGATCCGGCAGGGGCGGCAGGAGTGGGAGCGCCGCCTTGCGGCTCTGATTACACGACGACGGGGGCATCCCGGGTACCGGCTGGCGAGGTTCTGATGGCAATTCTTGATGATGTGATTGGCGTTTTTTCACCAGGATGGAAAGCGGCAAGGCTGCGTTCCCGTGCGGTGATCCAGGCTTATGAGGCCGTAAAAACGACGCGGACACACAAAGCCCGGCGGGAAAACCGAACTGCCGACCAGTTAAGCCAGTACGGGGCCGTGTCGTTACGTGAGCAGGCCCGTTACCTTGATAACAACCACGATCTGGTCATTGGTGTATTTGACAAGCTGGAAGAACGGGTGGTGGGGAAAAACGGGATTATTGTCGAGCCACATCCGGTATTACGCAATGGGGCCATTGCCCGTGACCTGGCTGCGGAGATTCGCACCCGATGGAGTGAATGGTCTGTCAGCCCGGAAGTCACCGGGCAGTTTACCCGTCCGATGCTGGAACGTCTGATGCTGCGTACCTGGCTGCGCGATGGTGAGGTGTTTGCCCAGATGGTTTCCGGGCGCATAAACAGCCTGACGCCTTCTGCCGGTGTTCATTTCTGGCTGGAGGCACTCGAGCCGGACTTTATTCCCATGACCAGTGATGAGAGCAACAGGCTGAATCAGGGCGTGTTTGTTGATGACTGGGGGCGTCCCGAAAAATATCTGGTGTATAAAAGTCGTCCCGTATCCGGACGGCAGATGGAAACCAAAGAAGTGGATGCAGAGCGAATGCTGCATCTTAAATTTGTTCGCCGTCTGCACCAGATGCGCGGGACGTCTTTGTTGTCCGGTGTGCTGATCCGCCTCAGTGCCCTGAAAGAGTATGAAGATTCTGAGCTGACTGCAGCAAGGATCGCCGCTGCTCTGGGGATGTACATCCGCAAAGGCGACGGGCAGAGCTATGAACCGGATGGTAATGGCAGCAAGGATAAGGAACGCGAGCTTACCATTCAGCCTGGCATTATTTACGACGATCTGAAACCCGGCGAAGAAATCGGAATGGTGAAGTCGGATCGTCCCAATCCTAACCTTGAAACTTTTCGTAATGGTCAGTTGCGTGCCGTGGCGGCGGGCAGTCGTCTGAGTTTTTCCAGTACGGCACGCAACTATAACGGCACTTACAGCGCCCAGCGTCAGGAGCTGGTTGAATCCACTGATGGCTACCTGATCCTGCAGGACTGGTTTATTGGTGCCGTCACCCGCCCGATGTATCGTGCCTGGCTGAAACAGGCTGTGGCATCCGGGGTTATCAGGCTACCCCGCGATCTTGACCGTTCTTCACTGTATACCGCGGTGTATTCCGGACCGGTGATGCCGTGGATTGACCCTGTTAAGGAGGCTGAGGCCTGGAAAATTCAGATTCGTGGTGGAGCGGCGACAGAATCAGACTGGGTACGTGCAGGTGGTCGTAATCCGGATGATGTCAAACGTCGGCGCAAGGCCGAAATTGATGAAAACCGCAAGCTGGATCTGGTATTTGATACCGATCCGGCCAGTGATAAAGGAGGCAGCAGTGCCGCAACGAAACGACAGTAGCCGCAGCACACCGACGACCAGTCCGAAGAATAATTCCTGGTTCAGGATGCAGGCTGGTCACCAGAGTGACGCGGATATTTATATTTATGACGAGATTGGTTTCTGGGGTGTTACAGCGAAGCAGTTTATCAGTGATCTGAATGCACTGGGCGATATCACCCACATTAATCTCCATATCAATTCACCGGGTGGCGATGTCTTTGAAGGCATCGCCATTTTTAATGCACTGAAAACACATGGTGCGTCCATTACCGTTTATGTCGACGGTGTGGCGGCGTCAATGGCGTCGGTCATTGCGATGGTGGGAAACCCGGTCATTATGCCGGAAAACACCTTCATGATGATTCATAAACCATTTGGCTTTACGGGCGGTGATGCGGAGGACATGCGCACCTATGCCGACCTGCTCGATAAGGTTGAGGCGGTTCTGTTACCCGCTTATGCACAGAAAACCGGGAAAACCACCGATGAAATTGCTGCCATGCTGGCGGATGAGACCTGGATGTCCGGTGCCGAATGTCTGGCACATGGATTTGCTGATCAGGTGACGCCAGCCGTTAAGGCAATGGCATGTATTCAGTCAAAACGTACAGAGGAATTTAAAAAGATGCCGGAATCCATTCGAAACATGATTACTCCGCCACGCAACAGTGCTCCACGCGTACAGGATGATGAACCTGCCGCCTCCCGGACGCCAGTGCAGGCAGCAGCACCCGTGGTGGATGAAAACAGTATCCGTGCGCAGGTACTGGCAGAGCAAAAAGCGCGTGTAAACGGTATTAATGATCTGTTTGCCATGTTTGGCGGGCGTTATCAGACGCTGCAGGCTCAGTGTCTTGCCGATCCTGAATGTTCGCTGGAGCAGGCCCGCGAAAAGCTGTTGAACGAGATGGGGCGCGAGTCCACGCCATCCAATAAAAATACACCGGCTCATATTTATGCCGGTAACGGTAATTTTGTGGGGGACGGGATCCGCCAGGCGCTGATGGCGCGTGCCGGATTTGAAAAAACCGAACGTGATAATGTCTACAACGGGATGACCCTGCGTGAATATGCCCGTATGTCACTGACTGAACGGGGTATTGGGGTTTCCAGTTATAACCCGATGCAGATGGTCGGTGCGGCGTTCACACACAGTACGTCTGACTTCGGTAATATTCTGCTGGATGTTGCGAACAAAGCCATTCTGCAGGGCTGGGAAGATGCCCCTGAAACCTATGAACAGTGGACGCGGAAAGGTCAGTTGTCTGATTTTAAAATTGCCCATCGTGTGGGTATGGGGGGCTTCAGTGCTCTGCGTCAGGTGCGTGAAGGGGCGGAATATAAATACGTCACCACCGGAGATAAACAGGCCACTATTGCACTGGCGACCTATGGCGAGCTGTTCAGTATCACCCGTCAGGCCATTATCAATGATGATCTGAATATGCTGACCGATGTCCCGATGAAACTGGGCCGTGCGGCGAAATCCACTATTGCCGATCTGGTTTATGCCATTCTGACGTCTAACCCGAAAATCTCCACAGATAATGTAAGTCTGTTCGATAAAGCGAAACATGCAAACGTACTGGAGAGCGCTGCAATGGACGTGGCATCGCTGGATAAAGCCCGCCAGTTGATGCGCGTTCAGAAAGAGGGGGAGCGTCATCTGAATATTCGTCCTGCGTTCGTACTGGTACCGACGGCGATGGAGTCTGTTGCTAACCAGGTCATTCGCTCCTCAAGTGTCAAGGGGGCTGACATTAACGCCGGTATTATTAACCCGGTGAAAGATTTTGCGACCGTTATTGCAGAGCCTCGTCTTGATGATAACAGCCAGACCACCTTCTACCTGGCTGCGTCAAAAGGCTCCGATACGATTGAAGTGGCTTATCTCAACGGTGTGGATACGCCATATATTGATCAGATGGAGGGCTTCAGTGTGGATGGCGTGACAACGAAAGTGCGTATTGACGCCGGTGTCGCGCCAGTTGATCACCGCGGTCTGGTGAAATGTACGGCGTAAACGTCGCAGACAACAACTCTGATGGCCCGTAAGGGCTTTTTTTGTACCTGAAATCAGCCCCTGAACGGGGCAGTGCGGAGACAGTTATGGCAAAGAATTTTGTAGAAGAAGGAAAAACGGTGGCGATTGTTGCCAGTGCAGCCATCAGCAGCGGAGATCTGGTGCAGGTGGGTGATGTTTTTGCGGTGGCGCTGACCGATATTCCACAGGGTGAAACAGGCGACGGCATGACCGAAGGTGTGTTTATGCTGCCTAAGCTGAAAACGGATGATATGAAAACGGGTAAGAAGGTTTATCTGAAGTCCGGAAAAGTTCAGCTGACTAACAGCGGCTCTGATCCGCTGGTCGGGGTTGTCTGGGCAGATGCCGGAACCAGTGCAGAAGAAGTGCCGGTAAAACTCAATGTCTGATCCCTTTTCCCGGCTGGCAGCGCGTATGGATGCGATCACGGTCAGAAAGATGGGAAAGACAGCCTCGATTAATGATGTCGATATGACTGTGATCCCGGGAGAAACACTGGCAGAGCTGAATGCTCTGTCCGGACCTGCGGTCTCTCTGGTGGTGTTTTCTTCGGGATACCGCCCACGGCGCGGGGATCGCGTTGTTTATGACGGACAACAATGGACGGTCACACGGCATGAACGCTTTAACGGTAAGCCAATGATCTTTATTGAGTAAAGAGGTGTGGGATGAAGGGGCTTGAGAATGCCATCCGCAATCTGAACAGCCTTGATTCCCGTATGGTGCCACAGGCCAGCGCATGGGCGATAAACCGTGTGGCACAGAAAGCGGTCTCGGTTGCCACCCGGCAGGTTGCCGGGAATACCGTTGCGGGAGATAACCAGGTGAAAGGGATCCCCCTGAAACTGGTACGTCAGCGTGTCCGGGTGTTTAAAGCCAGTCCGTCAGGAAAAATGACGGCCAGGATCCGCGTTAACCGGGGCAATCTGCCTGCCATTAAGCTGGGGACCGCCCGGGTCAGACTGACCCGGCGTGGTGGAAAACTGCAGTACCGTGGCAGCGTGCTGAAGGTGGGTAAATATCTTTTCCGGGATGCGTTTATTCAGCAACTGGCGAATGGTCGCTGGCATGTGATGCGGCGTATTGATGGCAAAAATCGTTACCCCATTGATGTGGTGAAAATCCCTCTGTCCGGACCGCTGACGCAGGCATTTGAAGATGCCCGCGACCGCATCATTGCTGCGGAAATGCCGAAACAGCTGGGGTATGCACTGAAACAACAACTGAGGTTATGGCTGACCCGATGAACCGACATACACAAATCCGCCAGGCCGTACTGGCACGCCTTCGGGAACAGTGTGGAGACAGCGCCACGTTTTTTGACGGGCTTCCGGCATTTGTTGATGCGCAGGAACTGCCTGCCGTGGCGGTGTGGCTGAGTGATGCTCTGTACACCGGAAAAATGACGGATGAAGATGACTGGCAGGCTGTTCTGCATATTGCTGTCTTCATCCGGGCACAGGCACCGGATTCAGAGCTGGATATGTGGATGGAGAGCACCATTTTCCCGGCCCTGAATGATGTACCGGCACTTTCCGGACTCATCGACACCCTGATCCCACTCGGTTTTAACTATCAACGTGATAATGAGATGGCCACCTGGGCGATGGCGGAAATCACTTACCAGATCACGTACACGAATTAAGGAGGTGGCAATGACCACACCAAATCCACTGGCAAAAACGAAAGGTGCGGGAACGACGTTCTGGATGTACACCGGCAAGGGCGATGCGTTTGCGAACCCTTTATCGGACACTGACTGGCTGCGTCTTGCGATGGTGAAGGATCTGCAGCCTGGCGAAATGACCGCTGATGCAGAAGATGACACTTATCTCGATGATGAAGATGCAGACTGGAAAACGACAACCCAGGGGCAGAAATCCGTCGGTGATACTTCGGCGACGCTGGCCTGGCGTCCGGGTGACAGCGGGCAGAAAAAACTGGTTCAGTTGTTCGACTCCGGTGAAGTCTGCGCGTTTCGTATCAAATATCCCAACGGTACTGTTGATGTTTTCCGTGGCTGGCTGAGTTCACTGGGTAAAACCATTGCCTCAAAAGACGTGATGACCCGCACAGTGAAAATCAGCGGTGTGGGGCGTCCGTATCTGGCAGAAGAAGGCACTGAAACCGTGAGCGTTACCGGGCTGACGGTGGCACCGGCATCTGCCAGTGTAAAAGTGGGAGCAACCACCACGCTGACCTTTACAGTAAAACCTGACGGAGCCAGTGACAAAGCGATCAGTGTGCATTCGACAGATCCACAGACTGCCACGGTGACCCTGAACGGGCTTGTGGCCACGGTGAAAGGCGTGAAGCAGGGCAGTGTCAGCATTGTGGGCATGACCGCTGACGGGAATTTTGTGGCTGTGGCTGCGGTGACTGTCAGCGCAGCAGGTTAACAGGACGATACTCATCATTTGCCCCGGTTATTCGGGGCTTTTTTACAGGTGGAGAACATGATGTTTCTGAAACAGGACACGTTTAATTATGAAAAACAGTCCGTGGTGCTCAGTGAGCTGTCCGGGCTGCAGAGAATTGAATATCTGACGTTTGTTCAGCAGCGAACGGCAAAGTTTGATGCCGGGGAGGGAGAACTGCCGGAGGCTGAACGACAGATTGCTTTTCTGCGGATGGGGATGGATATCAATGCCTGGCTGGTTTCCCGCTCACTGTGGAATGCGGAACAGTCTCAGGATGTTGAGACGCTTTACGCATCCGTTATTACAACATGGTCGTATGATGCCCTGGGAGCGGGGGCGGAGATGGTTCTGTCGCTGAGCGGTATGGGGGCCATTGATAATGCCGGGGATTTGGAGCATGAGGTGCTGACGCCGGAAAAGTCCTGACGCGGGAAATGCAGTTTGTCATGCGGCTTGCCCGGGAGTTCCGGCGGGCAGACTGGCGGCGGATGCTGTCGGAAATGTCGGCCACTGAGCTTGGTGAGTGGGGCGATTATTTCCGGATGCAGAGCTTCAGTGATGTGTGGATGGATGCGCAGTTTGCCTCGCTGAAGGCATTGATCGTGAGAATGGTGTCCGGCAGCAGTGATGCTGCGGTGGCTGATTTCAGCCTTTTACCGGAAGAGAACGGGATACCGGAGCGAACGGACGAAGAACTGATGCATCTTGGGGAAGGTATTTCCGGAGGTGTGCGTTATGGACCAGATAGCCAACCTGGTCATTGATTTGGGGATTGATGCGGCAGAGTTTAAAAATGAAATTCCCCGTATCAAAAACCTTCTGAATGGTGCAGCCAGCGATGCAGAACGGTCTTCTGCCCGTATGCAGCGTTTTATGGAGCGTCAGACTCAGGCTGCCCGGCAGACAACGCAGGCGGCTTCTTCGGCTGCAACAGCCGCATCCGTCCATGCGCAGACGGTGGAGAAAAACGCACAGGCTCATGAACGCATGGCCCGCGAGGTGGAGAAAACCCGCCAGCGCATGGAGGCACTGAGCCAGAAAATGCGCGAGGAACAGGCGCAGGCCATGGCTCTGGCGGAGGCTCAGGATAAAGCGGCTGCCGCGTTTTATCGTCAGATTGACAGTGTAAAACAGGCCAGTGCGGGGCTGCAGGAATTACAGCGTATTCAGCAGCAGATCCGACAGGCCAGAAACAGTGGCGGGATTGGTCAGCAGGATTATCTGGCGCTGATTTCTGAGGTTACGGCGAAAACCCGTGTTCTTACACAGGCTGAGGAAGAGGCTACCCGACAGAAAGTGGCGTTTATCCGTCAGCTTAAAGAGCAGGCAACCCGCCAGAATCTTTCTTCTTCTGAGTTGCTTCGTGCTAAGGCTGCCCAGCTGGGGGTAAGCAGTGCTGCAGAAGTGTATATCCGCAAAATGGAGCAGGCAGGAAAAGCAACGCATTCGCTGGGTCTGAAAAGTGCAGCGGCCCGTCAGGAGATAGGCGTTCTGATA